AACTCTGTCCGGTACGCTGTTAACGTAATAGATAAATGGGAGGCTACTAATGACTAAGCTTATCTTCTGTGACTTTGAAACTAACGAAGGCGCAGTGGAAAGGCAGCTTACTGACGTGTGGTGTCTTGGGTACAAACTTCAAGGCGCACCACCCCAAGTTGTTACCGATAATATCAAGGACGTACTTCAAGGTTTCATTGACGATGGGTACGTTCCGGTATTTCACAATGCTGCCTTTGACTTATGGGTTGCTGAGTCTATTGGTGTACAGAACATCAAGGCTTTCCATGACACAATGTTAATTCATTACTTAGTCGCACCTACTGAGTCACACTCACTAGCTAGTCTTGGTGAACAGCTCGGCTACCCTAAGCTTGAGTCAACACCATTCAATGACGGATACACTGAACAGATGGGTACGTACTGCAAGCGTGACGTAGAGATTACAGAGGTAGCGTTCACTGAATACTACAAACTTCTGTCATCTATCAAGCCACTTCAATCTCTGTACTTCTCAGTTGAGTTACCCTTTATTCGTTGCATCATTGACATGGAAGTACGGGGTGTATACGTTGACAAGGAACGTTGGTTTGATGTACTAAAAGGACTGGAGGCTGAGCAGTTATCACTACTAGATGACCCACTTCTAAAGTCTGTACCTCCACAGCTAGGTCGCAAGTCTAAGACAAAACGTATGCGCCCTGACGAGCAGGTAAGCACTGACCCGGAGATTGGTAAGTGGTGTCTAATTGAACACGGTGAAGAATACAAGTGGGCAATGTGGGAACCGTTTAACCCTGCGTCATCACAACAAGTAGGTAATGTACTTGGTCTTGACAAGTCAGACAGTGACACACTTGAGGAGTGTGGTAACCCGCTGGCTAGTATCATCCTTAAGTACCGGAAGGTAACGAAGATGTTATCCACGTACGGAGAAAGCTTGCTTAAACAAACGCACGCTGATGATAGGCTACACGGTTCATATAACCAGACAGTGACACGCACAGGACGACTGAGCAGTAGCAAACCGAACCTTCAAAACATCCCTAGTCGGGGTGACATCGGTGGTGTTATTCGTTCACTGTTCGTTGCTCCGCCGGGACGCAAGCTGGTAAGCATTGACCTTGACCAGTTTCAACTGCGTATCTATTCTTGGTACTTACACAACATGGTAGATACCGGGGAGTTCCCGGATGCTGACGCACTCTGGTTAGACTTCAACAATAACCCCAATGCTGACCCTCACCAAGCTAAGGCTGACGTGTTGGGCATACCAAGGGGTGTAGCCAAGACACTTAACTTTGCTGTGTTGTTCGGTGCGTCACCTGCTAAGGCGGCGGTCACTGCCGGTACAACAGTGGAAGAGATGAAAGGATTCTTCGAGACACAAGACTCCCTATTCCCTAGTGGTAAGGTCTTACGTGACACTATCATCAAAGCTGTACGCAGTAACCGTGGTGTACTCTTTGACTTATACGGACGCCGTGGCTGGTATCCGGAAGTCAATGAGTCTGACTGGGGACTGAAGGGACGCGCCGAACGTCAAGCATTCAACTTTATTATTCAAGCAACGGAGGCAACTATCGTTAAGATGATTATCATCGAGGCTCGGCAACGACTACTCGGTAAGGCTGACCTTATCATGACGGTTCACGACGAAATTACTTTTGAGTGTGACCTTGACAAAGCTGAGTCAGTCCGTGTTATACTGGATGATGTTGTTAATAACACACCTTGGTTACCTGGACTGAAGGTTACAGGCACTGCAACTGTAGGAGATAACTGGCATGATGTACACTAAGACGTTCACACGACGCATCAACGGGCGCGTGTACGCGGTTACAGTCGGCGTTGACGAGGACGTAGCTCGCAGGTGTGAGCATGGTAGCCCGTCTACAATTCGTTGGGTTAGCCACCACGTTAATGACTACTTTGACAGTATCGAACGGTACAACAACACACAATAAAGGAGAAGGATGACAAACTCAACGACAGAGATTCTAAGCGAGCGTGGTAAGACTCACGGCGAGTTCTGGCTTAACGCTCGTGTAATGGAGCAGCTTGTAGACGTGTTACGCTCCAGTCCTCACTGGCTAAGCATACCGTATGAGACACGTAACGCCATGACTATGACCTGCACAAAAATGTGTCGCCTAGTTAGTAAGGATGGTTACAAACATCTGGATAACTACCAAGACATTATCGGATATACAACCCTGGCTCTCGAAGCTGAGGTCAAACGTCAAGAACTTTTTAAGGAGGACTGGTGATGGACATTACTCGCATACCGCTACTAATCTTTGAGCACCGTGGTGTTACGTACGCTCAACCACTAGCCGGTGAACTCATTGTCAAGTTACCGCGCGGCATGGTAAACTTGAAAGAGATTGAAGACTATGTCCAAAACATTATAGACAGCATGGAGACACAGGATGATTAACAAAAAACGCTGGCTTGAGTTACGTGACGTTGACTTCTCTAAATACGTCAAAGAGAAGCAGTCTATGAGTTACATTTCATGGGGTGATATGGAGCTACTCGCTCACCTTCACCTTACTGACGAGGAGCTAGCAGTACCAACATCATACTCAGTTGCTGACAGCATTGTAACGGTTACTATTGGTGACAGTAACTACCCGTTAGCTATCAGTGACTTCCGCAACAACGCAGTGGAGAATCCTGACTCTACTGACATCTGTGACACGATACAACGTGCTACTGTCAAGGCTTTCGCTCGTCACTTCGGGTTAGCTCATAAGCTTTACGAGTCCTCTTACTATGACAGCGAACCGAAAGCTAGTGCTAAACCTCGTGAGTCTTCCCCCAAGTCTACTACCAAACCATCTAATTCTAATTTCTTTTAAGGAGTACCTACCATGTCTACCAAACAATACGAAGAAAACATTGACGTCGCGCGACTCGCGTTTTGGATTAAAGAAACTAAATCTGGTAAGTCTTTCTTGTCTGGGTTTGCTGAGTTTGAAGATGGTACTAAAATTAATCTACGCATCTTTAAGTCAGATGAAAAACGTAATGAGAACAGTCCCGACTACTTCGGTAAAGCTTCTGTTGCCGAGTCTATCATCGGTGAAGAGTTAGCCTTGGAAGAATACGAAGGTGACAAACGTGCCACGAAAAAACCAGCGGCTAAGAAGTCTACTAAGAAAGCTCCGTCTGGTGACGCTCCCTTCTAGATAACTGCCTGCCGACCACCTCAGAGTAGGAGTTGGTAGGCTTTACACATCATTCAACCCGGAGGTTGTTTATGACATGACCAGCTTATTTTATGTACTCCTCGAGCTTGTTAAGTTCTCTATCACCGTAGCTCTAAAGGAAGTACCCAAGAAATTGAATATTAAAGTCAAAGCTAAAAACTATGTCATCTTGGTAGAGTTTGCCAAGCTTCTTATTGTCATACTGACTGTGTTTGTTGTACCTTACATAGCTCCTCAGTTGACGCAACAACAACAAAATACGGAGGTTGTACAGTAATGGACTTCAGAGAATTGTTTTATGCACGTTGGGATGGGATGTCAATACCTAACCCTGACATAGCTCAGGTCGCTGAGTACGCTGGTGGTATGGCTGGTAAGATGTTCCATCGACAGTTTGTCAGTGAGGAGCGTGACAACCCAGTGTTACGACTATCAGGTCTCGGTAAGTATTCCATCGTTGAAGTACTTGCCAAGAAGTTTGGTCTTATTAAGCAAGGCGGAGACCACACGGTAGACAACCAATGTCGGTTACGCTTCTTAGCTGGTGACTTGTTTGAGTGTACATTCTATGTTATGCTACACCAACTGGGATTCACTGTTAACGAGACACAGAAGAGTATATCTTGGCATGGAGTTGATGGACACACCGACTTCATTGTTACCACACCTGAAGGTGAACAAGTCTTACTCGAACTCAAGACAGCCAACGACTACTACTTCAAACAGATTAAGAAATGGATAGGTGATGAGCGCGGTTACTTGACGCAGCTTGTCACGTACCAAGAATGCGTAGGCTTACCCGCTTACTGGGTCTTCTATAGCAAGGACACGTCTGAAATCTTTATCAAAGCATTAGAGGATGTACCCCAGGGACAACGCGAGCAACGTCACAAACGTGCATTGGGTCTGGTCAAAGCATTCAATGAGTGTGAGTCATGGGAGGACTTCCCCTTGTTCTGCCAAGTTCCACCACCCAAAATTGAGAAGCTTAAAGACGGTACTCACAAGACGTGGTCTGACACTGGCTTGCTCAAACTGTACATTGGTGACTACGACTACGTTAAACCGGAGCTGTTCTATGTGGTTGACCGTAAGAAAAATGATTACGGTAAGCTACGTAATTACGTCACTGACTTCTTGTACCCAGAGAAACACGCCAACCTTAAGCCTGACATTTACGAAAGTGCTTTACACTTTGACCACTAGGAGGTTATCATGAACGGACACTTCGACCCTAACAAACCAGACATTTTTGAATTTGATGAGAAACGTCAAGCTGCATTCTTAGAAGATGTACTCGTACACAATGCACGTCAACACGTGTTACACGGTGAACGTCAAGCCAAGTGTTATGAGAATGTAGTCCGAGCCTATGCTGAGTTCTTTAAAAACAAAGATGAGTATAGGCAGGCAGCCCGTGAAGACTTCAATGCCTGTGTTGATGCCCACCGTGATATGAAAGAGGATGGTCTCCTATGATTAACTTAGCTCGACTGATTAACAAAGATGCTGAAGGTCTGTACCCTAAGCTCATGCTACGTGGTGAGGAGATTATCCGTCAAGGATTAGACGCCAACCACGATGAACATGAAATCTGGCTAGACTATCACGCCTTAGTTTCCGAGGTCATCATCAACCCTAACTTTGATGTACGTCGGAAGTTCCTGGATACTGTACAAAAATTTAAACAAGGTAAATAGAATGAATCTGAAGCCCGCTTTCCTACGCGCCACGCTGTCACTGTACATCGTTAAGCACTTGTTACAACACCTGCTAGAACACGTAGCCTTCGGGCTTGCAGCTCATCCCCTAGTCCACTTTATTCAACACACGTTACACCTATAACAAATTGCGGAGGCTTGCCTTAACTGGTGAGCCTCCGCTTTTTTTTTGTCTATATGGTTAGTACGTAAAGTAATTCATGTACTTGTCCCAATTCTCTTGGTAGATTCGTTGGCGGTCTTGTTCCGGTAACAGGTCACTGACTTTCAAGTTCTCCTGAATAATCCGTTTAACAGCCTTCGGGTGAGGGATGTTATTCAGTTTACGCCACTGTCTGTAAATTTCATACTCACTCTGTAAGTGTACATAAAGAAGAGTAGTCTCTTGGGCTCTCTGTTGTAACCGCTCAATCTTAGCCGTGTCATCAGGCTTAGTGGTAGCCAGTTCTTTTCGTACCTTCTCCATCATGTCCTTGGCTTGGTAGACTTGATTGGTGATGTTACCAATGGTGTACTCCTGATTAATGTAGGTGTCGAAAGGCATCGGCTGGAGCTTCATGTTTTTCAGGAAGTCTGAGAACACGCCTTCACCGAAGAAGTTAGGAGTGTTAGCTGAAGTCCAGTGTGGGTACTGACCAGTAAAGACAGAACGTTCACCTTCTTTATACTCGCCCGTGGCTCGGTTAAGAGACGGAGCACGCCCCATAACCTGAGTGGGCATAGCGTTTAGCAAGTTAGCCATGGGACGTAACCACAGCTTGAACAAGGCATATTGTTTCTTGTCCATACCGAGAGCGTAGTCTTTATCCATCTCGTACCCGGCACTCAGGTCATAGTCAAACAAGTAGTTCTCATCCAGGAAACCGAGTAGAGTTTTAAGGAATGGTGAACCTTCACGTTGTACAAAGGTAGTGTTCCCTTTAGACATCGGGTTTACTTCAGACTGACTTGGGCGCAACTCACCTTCACCGTAGTCGAACTTGAACTTAGGAATACTAACTCCTGGTATGTTACTTACTAAATCACGGATAGTGTCAGTAGCTTGTAACGCGCCGGCACTCGGAAAGATTTGTGCGCCGGGGAGAGTCCATATTTCATCAGTACCTGACTGGCTCCTGTCTGCTTTAATACGAATAGGGATAGTGAAGTTGTTGTCAAACCACTTGTTAGACTGGAGTGCTTCCCATTGTGCGGAGTCACCTTCTTCAAAGTCAGCTTGTAAACTGTTGGCTAACCGTAACCAGTTACCAAACTTGAACGGGTTACTGGCTACCCACCGAGCGGTCTCACCAATGTTGAGTCTGTGGAATGACCAGAACGGGATGACGTAACGCATAGCTTGTTCACCTGCTGCGCCACTCGTCTCGTCAAACATGAACGCATTATCACGTACATATTCAGCAGCTTGTCTGAAGGCATCCTTGCCTGTGAAATGAGGTATTCCTGAAGCAAAGCGAAGACCGGGGATAGGCAGAGTGTTATCTCTTAACACCGCTTCAAACAATGCAAACTTGTAACCGTCGTCAGTCAGTTTGTTAAACGTGTCCACGTACTTCATGGTAGTGTGGTCAATCACTGTGTCAACACCAGACTGTAATCGTTGTTTGGTGTCCTTTAAGTCTGTATGTGAAAGCAATGAACTCAGTTAAGCTGCGTTGAATTTCTTTCGGAGCATTCCCCCATGTACTTGGGTCACTGTAGTTAAACACTGACGGACGTGGAGAAGACGAGCCGAGGAAGGTAGCGTCACTGTCAATGAGACCGAAGCGTAATGCTTGTTGTGCAACTTCTTTCTGTGTGAACGCGCCTTTACCGTAGACTTTCTTGGTGTCATCCATTAAGTCCATTATCTGCTTACCAGTGGCAGCGGCGTGTACACGTTTAGCTTGGAAGTCAAAGAACGAAGCCGGGTTAATGTTTCGTTTGACTAAGTTCATCGAGTTACCAATCTCTTGGTACGCCAACCAACCACCGCTCGCTAACATCTGTGAAGACTGGTACTTGTAGATAAGTGCGAGCGTGTCACCAATCTGTGCAAGGATACCTGCTGATGTGCTAGTGTGGTACATAGCTTCAAGTTCACGGGCGACTAGCGGGTGTACATAAAGGGGCTCCACTAATTTTGTGAAGTCATCTGGTAGGCTACCTTTCAAAGCATCAGGTAAAGCTTCCATGAACGGTACGGTAAAGACTTCTTTCTCCGCATCAGTCATGTCCTCAATGTTTTTGGTGAAGGCGGGCATCTCAGTGAAACCGAAGGCTGTCATGTTCTTACCAGCTTTGTCAGCCAGTCCTTTAGTGTACATTTCCATAGCCCGTTTCGGGTCAGTGACATACACGTCAGCAACTCCTTTGAATGGTAAGTCGTACTTCTTAGCAAGGAACTCTGCTGACTCAGTAGCAGTAAACGGAATCTTCCGCATGATACCTGTGTCGTTAAGAAAGTCTAACATGTCATCGTTCAAGTACCCGACTACGGCGTGCAAGATGGTAGCATCTGAGTCAAGCAGGTCATCAAAGCTGGTGACTTCTTTACCGAGGACTTCACTCATCTGTTCTTTCCATTTCTTATTGGCAACGTCAAGTACAGACTCAACTACTTTAGAGTCCTCTGGTATCCAGTGGAATGCTTGACGTGACTTGACAAAGTCAGCACCAGTAGCCTCACCTTTAAACCCTTTGTTCATCCAGAAGTCCATAGTCCGCTTGGTTTGTCGGGGGATGTAACCGAGACTTACCTCGTCACCGAAGTTAATACCAAGCTCGTTAGCCAACTGTTTAACCTCTTTGTACACCTGGGGAATCTCTTGTACTTTCAAGGCTACGTCTTCCATCACGTCGAGGGGTATACCCATCTCATTAATGAAGTACGAAAATTGTGTATTGAGTTTGTTACTTAGGTAGTGTGCGACCTTTGAGTCTGCAAATGCTTCATCCATAATGTACTTGCTGGTTTGTAATTCTGCAACGTCATGGAATAACCGCCCGAAGTCGTGGTCACTCAAGTTAAATTGTTTGAGCATCTGCTTAACTTCTTTCTGTACACGTCCGACACGTTGGCTTGCTTCCCGTTGTGCTAACCGTAAAGCAAAGTCACCTTGACCTACACGTTTTAAGTTGTGCAGTTCACGTTGTACCTTACCGATATCACCACCTAAGTAGTTGCTTACAAACTTAGCAATGATACTGTTAAAGCCTTCACTAGCTTGTTGAAATGCTTTGTCCCATTTGTAGTTACCACGGTGTTTCCACCAGTCCGGGTCAATGATGTGTCCGTCTACTTGGTGAAGGACAGTACTGAGTAAGTCTTTCCAGTCACCTCTTACTGGCTCATGTTGAATAGCTTCAAAGATACGCTGTTGGTGCTTAACGTATGTGTCCACGTTGTCTAACTCTTCAGTTAGTTTCTGTACCTCTTCAGCTAACTGGCGTTTAGCTTTAGTGCTACCCGTCATTTTAGCTAGACGTTTAATCTTTTTGTCTAGCTTCTGACCGAGCTTATCTCTAAACTTATGGTAGCTGTTTCGTTCTTTTAGTACGTCATCTACTGACTTAGTGGGAGCCTCAACAGGAACTGAGTCAGCGTGTCCTTTCTCGACAGCTTCCTCTACTTTGTTAATCTTCTCGTCTTCTGCCTTACGTACCGTTTCACGTAAGACCTCGTCAGCTTCAGTGATGTTCTTGGTAGCCTCGGCTTGATTAACTAACTCTTCAGCTAGTGCTTCACTTGCCTTTTGTTTTTGGTACGCAGTTAAGTCAGACTCAGACTGTAAGCGTACAACCTTGCGTGTGTCAGAACCCATAGCGACTTCAGCTTGGTGGTCAAGGAACCGTCTTGCTTCTAACGCTTCTAGTGTTTCATCAACACCATCGGATTTATATACAAAGCGTACACCAGAGTTGGTTAGCTTGTCAGGGTTGTACACTACCATGGTTCGTACACCATTAGGAGCGGTGTGGACACCTGCGTCATAGTCAAGTCTAAAGCTGTTGAATACATCCACTTGGAACTGTCTAATGACTAACTCATCGATGCCCCACCGTTCTGAGTACCACTCACGGTAAGAGTCGAACACACTGCCAATAGAGTTATCGGTGTTAGACTTCCAGTATTTGTAAAAGTCCTGTACGTCTGCCGGGTCGTGTGAAAGTGGGCCTTCAAACATTCCCATGAACTGCTTCTTACCTATCTTCTGGTTAAGGTCAAGCGTGTTCTCAATGTTAACGTCACTGAGTTCACGGATAGTAGCGTCGCCAACTTCGTAGTTCATGTTGATAGGTGTGTTCTCATAACGGAACTTCTTAGCAGCAGCCTCAGCTACTTGGTCACTGTCAGTCAAGTAAAGACCGATACCCAACTCGTGTGTTCCACTACCATTCTCCGGCATGAACCGACGTACATCATCGTTAACGTTCGTACCGTGTAACCATGTAGTAGGTGCTTTTGCGCCTACCATGTCATTAAAGGCATCTTTAAACCAGTCAGCACCAGCTTTCCAAGCCTCAGTAAGGATGTTACCCTGTTCAAGTGGAAGCCGCTTCCTCTTACCTGACATTTGTAAGTCACCGGCTTTGTCAGTAGTCTGAATCTGTTGCTCGATTATTTGTTGTTGTGGAACTGGTTGTTTACTCGCTTTCCTAGCAGACAACATACTATCAATGTCGTCGTACATAAATTGTAGTGAGTCTTTCTTAGCCTTCGGTAAGATTTCAGTAGTTGCTTTAACAGCGTCTTGAGCTGTCAGGAAGTTATCGGCAGACATCGGGTCGAGTTTACCAATTTCTGCTTCACGTTTCATCTGTTTGTACAAAAGCTCCTGCATGTTAAACATGTACTCGGCTTGAGGCAAAGCAAACTCTGGGTCAGTGTCATAGTCTAGTGGGTCTAGTCCTTGTTTCTTGTACTCCTTAGTAATCTTATTCACTAACTCGTTAGACTTAACTGCCCAAACATTATGAGCGTCTTTGACTTGCTGCTCGTAATCAAGAAGTAACGGGTCGCTTTGTATTTTACTTAGCAAGTCTTGTTGCTGTGGTACTGACGAATACTCCGGTAGCTTCTCCTTAGAACCCTTGATACCAGCCATGTCATCTAACATCATCTGCCAAGACTGTTGCTGTGACTGGGGCAGGTACTTACCGTACTCTTTAATTGACAGTTTAACCGGCTCAATGAAATTAGCCAGGTCGTCGTCAGATACTTTACCTGTAACTTCTTGGATTCGTTTGGACTGTTTATAACGTAGCGTGTCAACATTGAATAGATGGTTAGCTTGAATCGTGGCTAACTCTGGGCCATCTACAACGTCTAGTGGGTCTAGTCCTTGTTTCTTGTACTCTTTAACTAACCTTTTCTGAACAGCGTCATACTTAGCTCTAAACGAATCCGCTTTTTCGTGCAACTCTTTCTCGTACCCCAGCATTACCTGGTCTGTTGCCGGGTCGAACTTCTCAATTAGTTCTTGTGGCTCCGGTACATCCTTGGCTATGGGGTTGTTCATCATGTCATCCATACCGTTCTGTCCCATGACCGCTTGAACGTCGTGCATATCTTCGTAGCCGACATCGGGTAACGCTTTAAGTTTGGTGTCAATTAATTGTTCGACACCATCAAGCTGTTCGTATTCGTTGGCTAGTTGTTTAACAACACGATTAGTTTGTTCAGCTTCAACCAGATTAGAAACGTAGTTAATCCCAGCCGATAATGCCTCTGGCTTCTGTGTTACAAGTTCACTGGGTAGATTATGCACATTCTCTTTGTACGCAGCTTCTGGGGGCAAGCCATCACGAGCTACTACAAAGTCTGACTCTGCCTTTTTGTACAGAACTAATGCGGAAGACGGGTCATTACCAGTGCGTAGTGCGTCTTTAATATCTTCAGCAGCGTCACTCATCAAGTTACCCGCAGCAGTTAAGTCTTCTAAAGACGGGGGAGCGTCGGGAGGAGTGAGACTAATTGGGTACACGTTGGCAACTGGGACTACTTCCCCATTTACTTGCACACCATTGAAGTTCTCAATCTCCGGATGTATCGGCTTACCGTAGCGTGCGAACTGTTGAGGGTCTTGTCTCATTAATGCGTCAATGCCTTCTGGTGTAGGCTCTACTAGGATTCCCATACGGTTAGCTAGTCGAGCAAGGTCGTCATTAGAACGGTACACAAAGTCAAGGTCAACACTAGGGATTAGTTGAGGTACATCATTGTCCAAGTTAATGATAGTGGTCTGTGCTTTGTTAGGGTTTGGTGATACATCCCATGGGTTAGCTACCATCGGGTAGTCACCGACAGTTCTTGCTTCCACGTCAACTGTCATGATAGACGCGCGGTACTCATCAACACCAGGGACTTCTACTGTACCCGGAAGTGCTAACTGTCCGACAGGTCTAGTCTGAATAAAGGGTACGTCTTCACCGGCTTCAATTAATCCACTAACTCGGTTAGGTAGCAAGTCAATACCGTCTAATGCTTTACCAGCTTTCCATAAACTACCAACAAGGAAGTCAGCGGGTGCGTCTGCTAGCATTTCAATCATGAACGCCGGGATACCTTGAGTCACGTTATGCAACATTGCTTGTGTCCAGAACCCAGAACCCTTTGTGGTGTCAATGTCTGGAGTGGGTAATAGATTGTACGCCTTGATTAAATTCTCAGGCAAGTCAAAGTAGGGGTTGTTTATAATAGTCCCCATCTCTACACCAGCCGGCTCCTGCATGGACAGGTACTTGTCTTCAGTCCATCTCTGGAATGTACCGAGTGACTTACCGCGTAACACTTGACCAAACCGATTACGAGTTTTGTCAAGCTCAGGCTCGAACATCTGGATTGTACCGGCAGCAGCTTGTAGCCCGGCTGTAAAGTTTTGAGTAAAGCCACGTTTCTCACGGTTGTCCATGAACTGTCTCCATCCGTCGGCATACTCGTATACACCAGCAGCTACCAAGTTCTCCGGTAGACTGAGTGCGTAGAATGCTAAGCCAGTTAGACCTTTACCGTAATCCCAATTAGTTTGAACGGGAGAGTTCTGTAAAATTTTATTTGCTTCCCCTACGTTACCGTGAGCCAGTTGGTACATAGCTCGCTTAGCGTCGCCTATCATCGGGTCAGAATTCTTGACTGCGTCTTCACCCAAGAACTTCTCTGTCAAGATGTCGGCAACTTGTACGAAACCACCTACCCCAGGGATAGACTTTAACACGTTGCCTACCATAGGCACGAGTCCTTTCATTGTTTGAATGGAGCCAGTAAACCAGTTATCTTTGTCAAAGTTATTACGAAGGGAAGTACCGAGTTCTGACATTAGACCGTTAAGACCTGTACGAATCTCCGTCTCTGTGGCGCGTCTAATCGGTTTACCACTGGCGTTAAATTGTGTAGCGGGGTTGACTCCTACGTTGTTGTGAGTCACATAATTTTTGTACGACTGGTAAGACTTGTTAACGCTGCTAGTCCAGTCATTAGTCCAACGTTCTGCCTTCTCGTTAAGGTCGTCACGCACGTCAGCTAACGACGTGACACCAGGATTGGTCACGACGTTCTGTTGTAGTAATGGGATGATAGGGTCTAGTCTTCCTTGTTGTACTTCGGGAGTTTGTAAAGCGTCGAGTAATTGGTACTGTGCCTGGAAAGCGTTAGGGTTAGACTGGACACCAGCGTACCCAACTGGTGGCATGAATGGAATAGGAGCAGAATAGTATTGTGAATAGTCTACAGGCTGAGGTGCTTCCGGTTGTGGAGCGACTTCTTCTTGTGGTTGTTGGGGCGCAGCTTGTGGTTGTTGTTGTGGTTCTTGTGCAGGTGCTTGTGGTTGAGGCACGGCTGGCTCTGGTTGTGGAGGAGTCGGCTGTTGAACGGAGTTACCTTTAACTGGTCGAACCTTACGGTCTTTAATCAGCTTAGACTCATCCCTCTCCTGGAAAATATTACTCATAGTGGACTCCCATATAGACTAGAGAGTCCTAGCTCTTAACCGAAGATAGACGGTCTGAAGAATTGGTAAGTAAGCTGACAACCATTGTCTACCCAGAAGTGAAAGTAGAACTCATCGTTAGAGTTGTAATGTAGGTGAAGAATGTCAGGAGCTTCAGGCATGATAAAGCCCTGCTTTGAGTCAGTCATTACGGCTCCGTTATACTTCCAGTAGATGTTAGCAGGAGAGTTGGTTGTCTTAACTTTTTGTACCCAAAGGCAGCTAGCACCGTGCATAGGATGTATGACTACTGACTGTTCACCGTTTACAACAAACACGTCTGACATAGGTTGCGGACATGAAATGATTACAGCTTCCATAGTACCTCCTAAATTGGTCTGGCTGGGCTGACGAACTTGTAGTATAACTCAACATTAGCGGTTCTTATCCAGAAGTTAAAGTACTTTACGCGTGCCGGGTCAAACCAGAAAATGTATGGTGAAGTCGGAACTATAAACCCCTGGTCAACATCAGTCATTGGCGTGTTTACTTCATGAAAGTCTCCGTACACAACATCTGTGTAACTAGGTGCTGCTTTATCCTGGTGTGACTGCATAATGATGCCACTGGCTCCTTCCGGGACAGTTACGTTAACTGCCCCAATCCCCTCAACCATGGTGTACTCACCAACTGGGGATACAGCGTCAGGATGTAGTCTAGCTCTATAAACCATGGTGTCCTCCTTAGTAAGAGACTGGTGCTACAAATTGGTACACAACAGAGTCAGCGTCTGCTAACCATAAGTAGATAGTCGGAGTTTGCGAACTAAACCATACGACCTCTTTAGCTGTAGTGAACTTGAAGCCTGTAGCTGAGCCAGACATTAACTGGAATGACCAGTAAGAACCGGCTGAACCCAGGTTCTGCATAATGATACCACTCGCTCCAGTCGGTACGGTCAATGAGACAGAGCCGTTAGTCGTGTCTACCGTCGCGTTGCCTATGGGAATGAGTGCGTCGGGGTGTAGTCGAGTGTTACGTGTAACCATGTTAGTACCTCGTTGGTGCGTAGAATTGATAGACGATTGTTCCGTCTCCGTACAGATAGATAGTGGGAGACTGATTAGTAAACCAGATAGTTTCAGCGTCTGTGGTCAATGGAAAGCCTTGACCTGTACCTGTTAGAGTCTGGAATGACCAGTCACAAGTACCGGCTAGCAGTTGTAGACGGACACCGCTTGACCCGTCTGCTGCTGTAATAGAAGTGTTAATGTTAGGCATTATGGAATCACCGTTAAGTTAGTTGTTCTTACGTAGTTCTTAGGAGTTGTACCGTGTACGACTTGAGCACCCCAGAAGTAAATGCCACTCGTACCGTCACCAGTCATAGTACCCAGACGACCTGCTGTACCAATACTTACGACACCGTTAGCAAAGTACCCGGAACCTGAAGCTGTACCTGGTCTTGTTATTGTGCATCTATACCAACCGTTACCTACGTCAGTAATTGTACCGATGCCACTTGTGTCTTGGGCAATAGCTCCAGTTGACAAGTTAAAGTTAACGTGACCCGTGGAACCGAACGTCGTAGCAAATGCGTAAAGCTGCAAAAAGTTGTAACCACCAGCCTTGGCATATACAGAGTAGCAGTAGTCTTGACCAGACGTTACAGAGTAGCTTTGGGATGTACGCTTTGTATTGGTTCCGGTATTGGGGATAAATAATTCAGCAGTAGTCGCACCATCAGGGGCAGTCGCAGCATTTGTTGTACCCATTGTACCATTGTTTAAAGTCCAAACTGCATTTTCCATCTGCTCACTGTATAGTAATCGGTTCTCGTTACCACCCCCTTCATTATCATTGATAGTCAGAGTAGCAGTGCTTTGAGCACCAATAGTTGCACCGCCAGTTGCGGCACTCAGAGTCAGTGTAACTGTCTCACCGGCATCAAATAAAGCGTCATCAGTAATGGGTACTGTAACAGTCTTACTTGACTCCCCATCTGCAAAGCTAACTGAGATAGGTGTGTTAGTATAGTCAGCAGTAGTAGCTGTACCGTTACTCGGAGTACATGTACAACCGACTGCGCCACTCGTACCTACACTTCTATTAACTGTAATTGCTGAGACTGGTGTACCGCCCTCACTGACTGCGTACGTGGCACTACTAAACTGGAGTGTACCGGGCGAAGCTGAGTCGTTAGCAGTGATAGTCAATACTGCTGTTGACTGCGCACCGATAGACGCGCCGCCAGTAGCTCCGCTCAATGTCAAGTTAATAGTCTCATCACTCTCAGAGTCAGTGTCATTAACAATCGGTACTGTAACAGTCTCACTGGTATCTCCATCAGCAAAGTTAACTGTAATTGGTGAGGAGTCGTAATCACCAGGACTTGTGGCAGTTCCATTACTCGGTGTGCAAGTTACACTGACAGCCCCAGAACTTCCTCCTGTACGAGTGACAGTTACAGCAGTTACTGGTGTCCCGTCTTCAGCGACTGAGTATGTGGCACTATTAAACGCCAACGTACCGGGACTACCCCCACCAAAGTCTGCACCTACCTTGGTGATACCAATTAGTGGGGTAACCGCGTCACCCCTAATCCTTGTATTTCTTGGCATGTTACCTCCTACTCGACGTAGATAAAGTGTGGGATTATAGAAGGCATAGCGTTACACGTAGCACAGTTAGAACGCTTCTTGAAGTGCCACTGCTTTTTCTTCTTGCGTGTCGTGTACTGTCTGTTAGTACCAGGAGAGTTAACTGGAGTCCGGTTTGGTAGCACATCTCTGTCCTCGGGTCTGGCTACTGGTGTACGTCTCTGTGGTACATCATCCGCTAATACCCGACCTCCCCTGATAATCTGTGGTACGGTCAACTTGTCTAAGTTAGTCGTGAAGCCCTTTGTCTCTTTGTACAATCTATCTGCTAACCATTGGTTAGTCCGTGGCGGAGGAGTAGGGATATTTTGTTTTGTGTACTGTCCTACGAGTTGTTGAGCCTTGTCAGCCAGTGCTTTCGGGTCAAATACACCCTGACGAGCACCAACCGCGTAGCTAGCTCCTTTAACGGAGACCCACGTATTGGCTACTTTCTTGAAGGCTACAGTGAACTTACCAGCTAACACGTCCTCGTATGCCCCTGCTCGTTTTAGAAGTTTAACGAAGCCTATGTCTTGGTTTTCCGGGCTCATCGGAGGGTTCTTACCACCCCATATATCTTTCCAGGTACTCGCCAGGAACTGGTATCGACCCATAGCTTTACCACCCGGATGACCTTTACTGGTATCTAGTGTACCTTTCCAACCAAAGGGTGTGTTATACTGAGTAGGTCTACCGTGTCCTTCCGAGTAAGCAATCATGTCACCAAACGCTTGCAAGTTAGTCAATGCAGCTTTGTTACCTTGGAGTTCTGGTGAGTTCATGTTAGCAAACGTGTCTTTACGTTGTGCAGAAACAGAACCCATAACACGCCCAGGAGCAGTATTGTTTTGAGACAGAGAACCGACCATTGCCTGTTTGAATTTTGTACTCTTGAAAGCAATGTGCAAGTGGTCATTGTGGTCTGCTTTAGTCCATGCCTCGTCTTTACCGTTCTTATACTGTTTACCCTCGAAAATCATTTGAGAGATACCCAGGGCTTCTGCATTGTTACGCAACGTATTGTACAAAGCTCGTAACTGTGGGGCTTCTGGCTTACCTTTACCGTCAAAGTTAATGTCCATAGCCATGTCACGTGCATGGTCAGACTTAGTTCCATTACCGAGTCTGCTGTTACGCCCTAACGGAGAGTACCCCAAGACTTGATAACCTTGAGACTGTAAACTCTTACCGAAGGAAAGCATATCAGTACCGCCAACTGCCTGAGCTTGCCCAGCTTTGCTAAACAAAGCGTTACCACCTAACTGGATAGTCGGGTTATACGGTTGAGCTAAGTACGAATTGTTAGCGGCATTGTTTTGTTGTGCAGCTTTACGTGCATCGTGCATACCTTGTGGGTAGATAGATGTAAACTCAGCCTTAGTAAGCTCACGTTGCCTACCTGTCTTCTTGTCAATCAGTAATGTACCGTAAATAGAGTAACCGTCACCTGCAAAGATGTTTGAGTTCTCACCACCTACAGGTCTAGGCTTGTCCCTGGTAATGTCAATTACACCTAAACCGGCTGGCTCTTTTACGTACCCACTGATACCCTGTAAGTAGACTACCGGGTTTATCTCGTTACGTGGAATTTCCATGCGTAGAGCCTTTACCGGACTGTTAGTCTTCCATACCTGAATCTCCATTGTACCGGCAGCAGTACCGACTGCAACACCAGGTTTTACGTTACTGTCAGGCAACACGTTAATTCGGTCAAGGTTCGTGTACACTTCAGAGATACCATCTGCTGTTTGTACAACAACTACTTTACCCATGGTCTGAGTGTTACCGGCGTAGACTACTTTACCTCCCATCATGGTAGCTACCCTTGGGTCAGTAGATTGTAGTGCTAGCCCCTTGGAATCGGGCTTAGAAACGACTTTAACTGTTCCGCCTTTGAACGGTACGAAACCAATGTTAGGAGCTTGTGCAACGCCTCCTTGGAAGGGTACAGCGTTAGCTAGAGGTACGCCACTTGATGCAAACGGTAGAGAACCAGTCTGTCCTTGGACTACTGTGGCGTTAGGAACTCTACCCCCAGAAAAATTTACGGGTGGTACACTAGACTGATTCTGTGGTGCGTACTGTCTAGGTGGTGGTTGTGGTAAGTTACGAGCCTTCTCCTCTGGGTACACAGCGACACCTTGCTGCATAAGACGCTCATTCAATTTTTGTACGTGAGGAGCTGCGCCCGCTTGCATATTATCGAGAGCTGCTCTATCACTGGGGTTAGCCAAGTTAAAGCCCCGACCTAACCACTGCTGTTCTAGTGTACTCTGCTGAAGGTACAGGTCTTTAAGTCGGTCGTTGTACATCTTAATTTCTTGTGGAGTAGCCTTTTGAGCAGGCTCTAGTCCACTTACTTCCACTCGAATAGCCGAACCGGTAACAGGGTCTTTGACAATAGTAGTGTTAGGGTCAGGTCGTGACGCTTTAGCATAGTCTTGCTGCGCCTTAAGGATGTCTTTCTTACCTTGTTGGTACTGCTTGTTGGCTACATCAAATTCCTTAAAGAAGTTTTTTTGAGTAAGGAAGAATTTCTCCTTGTCAATATCACCGCTCTCCTGAGCAGACCTGATTTCAGCGTCAAAGTATGAGTTGGCACTTGACGTATCCCAACCCTCTTTATTATTGTACGCATTATAAAGCATCTGGGCTTTACTCGCGTTAGTCACAATACGCTGTTCTGGAGTGTCAACACCGTACATCGGGTCACGAGCAACAGCCGCAGCAGATAACTTCTCTGTCAACTCCATAGACTCTGCTTGTCTTTTAATTGTTGAGTTATAGGAAGTACCCCATTTAGACGGGTCTGAGTAGTCTAAACCGAGGCGAGCAAACTCGTGTTGCAACATAGCGAACACCTGCGGGTCATTGACTTCACCAATCTGACCCATGATAGCGTTAACCTGGTCAACTTTTTGTACAGTGGCGTTAATCTCAGCGTTCTTATTGGCGAACTCTTTGTACATGTCACCAGCTTGACCGTACAAATTCTTCATGAAGTTAAGCCACAGACCAGGACGTTGTTTAACGGCTGTTGCAAATGCCGGGTCGTTCTGAGCCAGTGCCACGCCCTGACTAATAATCTCGCTAAAGCTTGCCTGTGCTTGCTCAGCAGACATTAAACCGGCTGAATACTGTAACTCGGCATATCTGTCAGCAAAAGTCAAGTTTACTTTCTGGTTAATGGTTTCAACAGCTACTAGACGTTGCATATCCATCTCACCACGGTACGTGCTACCGTAGTGTCTGTACAAGTTTTGCTGAATCTTACTTACTTCTGTGTTGAACGAAGCTTCTAAACTTGGGTTGGCAGCAAACAGCTCTTTGTACTCTTCCTTAGCCTGAGTTATACGAGACACCGTATAGGCAATGCCTTCTTCAGCACTCATGGAGATTAGGTTACCTTCGAGTTCTGCTGACAGACCACTAGTTGCTTGGTCAACGAACTGCTTGTCTCTTTCTAGTTGTTGTTTCTGTTGAGCTTCTATCTGCTTAGTCTCGTACTCACGCTCACTTGTGAACATCTGGTACTGAATCTTATCCTGCTCAAGTTGGAACTGTCTCTCTTTGTCCATACGTTCTAATGCGAACGCTTCCCGCTTAGCTTCAATCTCTTGCTTAGCAGCTAGTCCACCCATGATACCCTCGGCAAGTTTACCGATACCTTCGAGCATACCGCCGCCCCTACCTTGTTGTTGACTGACTTGAGCTTGAAGTGCTTTAGCCTCTTCTTGCTGGGCAAGGTACGACATTTGTCTACGGGCGTTAGCGTCATAGGCAGCATTCAAACCATTGAACGCTTGCATACTTGCGGAGAACGCACCTTGTACATCCTGACCCATCTTTTGCATCATCTGTCCACTAACGTCGTACAGTTGTGGCGCGTCAATGCTTGGGGTGTTAGAACCGATTTTACGTACCATGATTATTTACTCCCGCTGTAAGGAAAAGGCATATAGGTGTAGTCTTTACGACCGCTGTACGGTATTGACATTTCTGGGTAGCTCTGTGTAACCGCTGCATTAGATGTAGCAGACCCGCCGCCTCCGAACATTCCACTAAGGGAACTGAATAGACCGACACCAGCTTTACCGAGGTTACCCAAGGCTGACCAGTTAAATCCACTAGACCCAGGCTGGTCAACATAGGTCGTTCCTCTAATGTTAGAAGCTGCATTGTTAATACCGGCTGACGCGCCGCTAGCAAGTTGACTCTGGTTAGCAGCGTTCTGTGCGTACTGATTCATTAGACCCGTTAAGTAGGCAGACTCAGCACTCTGAATGTTAGCCGCGCCTTGACTGGCTATCATACGTTGGTAATCAGCCAGTGACTGAGCGTCTTGTGCTCGACTGTAGTTGATACCAGCTTTGCTAATGTCGTACCCATAGTCTTGTAACATGGAGTCTACAGACATTTGACCAGTTGTCAAGTTACGGTTCTGCTCAGCTTGTCTCATTGCTAGTTGTTCAGCTAATTGGGGAGCTAATCCATTTTGAATAGCGTCCATGTACACGGCATTCATTAAACTTGCGTTCTGGTTTTGCAGCCCACGCTGCTCTGTACCGAAGGCTAATGCTGACTGTTGCTCGTTTAGACCGAGACTTTGTCCTTGACGGTCAAGTGCCTGACCTTTAATGCCTAGTTGTTCACGTGCTAAAGCCAGTTCTTGTTGTGCAAGTCTGTCTCCTCGTAGTGCCGCGCCTTCTAGTTGTTGTAGGTAAGCCTGATTAGATTGTACACCAGCCATTCCAAGGGCTTCGTTAGTGTTAATTGAGTTAAGACCAAGCTCTCGTTTTAACTGGTCAATAGGGTTTAAAGCCTGTCCCATCTGCATACGAGCAATTGTCGCGTCAGGATTGACTAGACCTGAGCTACTCATCTGTGCTAACTTGTTGGCATTACCCAGTTCTTGCTTACGAGCTTGCTCAGTAAACTGTGACATCAGTTGTTGACGCTGTTGAGATGCCTCTGTCTGGATACCAGCCCCTTGTTGTACCGCCCCAGTCTGCTGTTTACCTAGTTCCGCTAACTGTCCAGTCAAACTTTCTTGTTGTTTAAGCTCGTTAAGTAGTAGGTTACGGTCTTCAATACTGAGTGTTTGGTACTGAGAAGCCAACTCTTGACGCTGTAGACGCTCCCCTTGTGTCTGGAGAGTACGCATTTGTCTGGAGTCACCCATCTGTGCTTGTACTTCAGCCAGTTTCCGGTTAAAGTCTTCTTGCGTACCGGCGTTAGCCAAGTCTCGTACAAGTTTCTGGTTGCCAATCTGGGTCATTGTGTTATCAAATTCCATCTTGGTAGCCGTTTCCTTAGCTCCACGCTCGTAGACCTGTTTAAGTCTTTCCATTTCCAGACTCGTTTCAGCGACGTTAGTAGCCGCTTGTGCCTGGTAAGCTTGTGAAAGCAACTGTTGTTGTTGGTACTCCTGGTCATAAACAAGCTGTTGAATCATCTGCTTATATTCAGAGTCCTGCATACCCAGACTTGTCTGGAATGACTGAGATAGTAACTGACTTTGTGCGTCATAGTTACGGCTCATCATGTCAATACTGGCAAGTTGGACTTCATTCATAGAAGAGTAGTTAGGGACGTATTGAGTACCGCCCCCACCACCCCCACCGAGTAGTCCCGCTCCTGCCTGCACGACACCTGCTACTGCTCCTGCGGCTCCCATAGTACCTCCGTAGTGTCTTGTTTAGAAAAAAGAGGACTGGTTGAAGACAACAACAACCAGACCGCTAGAATGTTGGTAAAGATACTCATCATTGGGAAACCTCCGTAGATGGTGTCTGTGGTGTATCTGTGTGAAGTTCGACACGTAACCCGATAATTCCAAGGAACCCTACGATACCAGCCAGTATACCGGCAACAGCCCGACGTACAGTAGCATGTGGAATCCTTAGGTACACAATGGAGTCATCAGAGTCAATGTCCATCTTAATTTTAAAATCCTCTTCACTCATTGTAAGCTCTCCTTGAGGTACGACCCTCAGTATCCGTTTCAATTTGGTAGCCTACCATCTCCCACTGTCCTCTGTCAAATGAATGCACACAGGCTTGGAAGCTAACGAAGCTACCTTTGATGGGAAGGGAGACTCTGTAAAAGTCTAGCCACGCAGGAGCTTGCTCAGTCAAGTCTCGGACACTGTCGGCTGATAGGTTGTCCTCAATTACCTGTCCTCCTTCTGTACCGTTCTGCATAATAGATAGGTTGAATGAGCACAAGGCATCCCAAGACGGGGCTGTATATGTGTTGTTACCTGCATTAAGGCTGTTCTCGAAGATACCGTAGAAGTGTTTCATCCGTTTGATGTCTTTAATATCATTACGGGTAAAGGCAGGACTTACCCACCAGGTCGGGTACGAAAGACTAACTACTACGCTAGCGTTGTCATAACCGCTACCAACCTTAGCTTGTACAAGCATGTTGCTGGTGTAGTCCAGTGACGCGACACTCAGGTAGTCCTCATCTGTCACACTGTAAACGTTGATAACTCTGGGGTTAGACTCTTCTTGGTACAAAGTAGCAGTGAGCGTTTCAGAGCCAGTCCAGAATGTCGTACCGTTTACGACTACGTTGTTGTTCTTGTGTCTCCAGAAGTCAGTGCCGGCGACACCTGTGTTAGACCCGTCACTTAACGTGAGTGAATTGTTATAGTCAATTACCGGGTTAAGCTTGAGTGCGCCTCCAAAACTCAATACTGCGTTCTGCCCACTGATGTAACTTCCACGTGCCCAGGTCGCTACCGGGGAGTCCATGTCGTACCCAGAGTCTGAGTCATCTTGTAGAGTAGTCGTGTAGTTGAGGTCAGTATAGTAGCTGTCAATGTTAAACTCACCGAAGTACGTAGTAGAACCGGACAGGCCTTTGATGCCCATGAAGACGCGACCGTCAATACTTGACACTGTTCTGGCATTCATAAAGCCAGGGAACATAGAGTATTCACTCCAGGCATCTCTGTCTGCAAAGTACACAAAGCAACGCCGTGGGTGAGATGAGTTATATTCGTCACCTACTAGGACATAAATTACATTGTTCGTATTGTCATAGGAGATACGTCCGACACTGTTACTAAAGCGAGTACCGTTCATACAGGCTTTAATCTCAGGTCTAATTTTAAGACCGATGTTATCTACTTTGTAAGCACCCGTGTTAACGTCTAAGACAATTCTGTACACACCTGAGTCACTTAAGAATACAATACCGTCATCAGTCAGTACCATACCATTAATGATAGACCCGACGTTAGCCACTTTAGAAACAAAGAAGTTAGAGGGCGTAATAGCCAAGTTATCTCCACCGTGGATACGAAAGATGTTTTTGTTTGTACCGACAAATAAGTCGTCGTACCACTGAAGTAAACACTTAATGGATTCACCCGCGTCTAAGTCTAAAGAAATTTCAACTGGTGAAGTAGACAGTTCTGGGTCTGTGTGAGTTATGTCAAAGCTTCTATTTTTCAGAGCACCATTAGTGTTACCTATGCTAAAAACAGTCTCGTCTTGAGTACCAACATTACTAAAGGCTAGTGTACCGGGACTACTGTCAAACCCAGACAGAACTAAGCGGTCTTGGTAAGTACCCACAACAGAAGCGAATGCTCCGGTGTGGTAGTTCATCCAACGTGATAATCCCCAGTAGCAAGTCCAGATACCGTCTTTAATGTTTGAACCGTACCCAGAGTAAAGACCTTCCTGTGCTCCGCTACCAAACCAGGAGTTACCGTGTTTACTGGTGTCAGTGACAAGTAAGTTAGCACCGAGAATTCCACAGATGTAACCGTTGTTAAAAGTCAACCACCAACCGTAAGTCACGTTATCTGTTACCTGGTTAAGGTAAGTACCGCTAACGTCTGAGGTTACGTTACTCAACGCACACTGAAGGTTAGGAGAGGTCACAAAGGCTGGCGCACCAGTCTGTACAGTGTATAACGCGTTGTTTGTTCTGACCAATAACTCTTGTCTGTAACAGCCGAGTCCTCCACGGAATGGAATGGGTACAGCACTGAAGACTACGGTTCCCTGTGGAATGTACGGTACAGAATAGGCTGCGTCAGTGTAGTAAACTCCTCCCCATTGAAGATGCGTCTCACCACTAAGATACAACCATGTAGGGTCAAGACTAGGAGAGTTACCAGAAACTGAAGAGTAAGCACCAGGGGTTACGTACTGACCACCAGTAAACCAGTATCTGCTACTACAGACCGTTGCGGCTTGTTGTGGAACAGGGTTAGCAGTGTAGTAACTTGGTACAACGTTAAGCGGATTATCAGAAGACACAGCGTTAATTGCTACTGCGGAGGGTCGGATAGTTCTTGTCGTACCGTTATATTCACCACTCTTGTCACGTTCAGATATGGTTTTAGAAGCGAGTAAATGCTGCTTCATTTTTGAACTCAGTTCTTGTCTCGTGTCAGTAGCTCGGTTGGAGTGTGTACGAACAAGGTTATCTTCAATGTGTCCTTTGTCACGCCACATGTTTTCTGCGAACCAGTACCAATGAAACATAACATGGATACCTACACCAGAGGTGGGAGTAGTGGATAATGTACCAGCACCAGTAGAAGCATTGATAGAAGAATAAGCTCTCCATGTTCCGGTGGTATCTCTGAATGCACAGTTAGTCACTTTGGACGTGTCTCTGTAAACCCCTGAGTAGTAATTAGGAATAGTCACAGTAGTTCCAGAGCTAGCTGCATAAGCCTGATACATTGCTAGCATGATAGGTGGTGTTCCACGTCGTACAAAGTAAATGTAAGTGAAGTCTCCCTCAACAACTGTCGTTACAGATGTGTTCTTATAAGTAGTGGTTGTTGGCAACACGTTAGAAGCCGTGTACAAAGTTGTTGGCGAACCGTAGCTGTCTGTAACTACACGGATTGAGTCGTTTAACAGGAGTACATTAACAATGCTTCCATCAAGAAGTTTAACGGGTATATGCTGGTCAACTGTGTCAGTTACACTGGTAATCAGTAGAGACCCGCGACGCTTCTTAAGCTTTCCGCTAGTCGTAACTTCCACGTTCATTAACGCCGGAGAGTCAGTCAGTGGCATATTCATTGAAGAGGACTCAGTGTTAAGACCACCGTAGTTCTCTGTCAAGAACACACCGTCCTTATCAATGTTACGCTGGTTACCACCAGTCTGCTGACCTTGAAAGTTTTTAATATCCATTAGGCATTTCTCCCCCGGCTACCCCGGTACATTGTGTAACCACCACTTGGAAACCCGACATCATTAGAAAGTAATTTCTTCTTGAGTTCCATGTATTCTCTGTTGTACAAAGTGTGTAGCTTATCATCTGCCTGGTGCTTCAAAGCGAATAACGCTGAGGCTCGTAACTCGATTAGTCTCATCCATCGGTCGGGTGGTGAGTACGTGTCGCTGTCTCCAGCCGGTACAGTAGGAATTGTGTAGTATTCAAAGAACACGGTGGCGCGTGCAGCAGAGTCAGCCGGATACGGGTTACACTTAATAGTCCCGGTTCCGGAGAAAGTCCACCACCTAACCAGGTCTGTGTTTGCCCCTGTCCATGAATACAAGACGCGCCTATCAAATAATTCGTTTGCCTGGAAGGTAGCTGGTGTCTTGTACGTCTGAGATGTTTGCGTGTTCTTGGTCATAACGCCGCGTACACGATATTCTTCACTCGTGCTTAGGATTGCCACTTCATTACTCCAAGAGCTTGCCACGGTAGTCTGTAGTAAGTCTTGCCAGTTTGCTGAAGTAGCGACCTCGTCTAATGCTAATTGAATACAGTCCTCAGCAATTAGAGCCAACGCGCCAGTCGTTACCGCTACACGTCGTTCACCTACTGAGTCTAGTACCCGATTAACTAGGTCTAGTTTTGTAGTCGTCATAATTACCTCCAATAAAAAAGGGGTGGGGTTAAACATTCCCCAACCCCTAAAGTGTTAGCCCATTATAAATTATGTCAATGAAACACCGAATAGTACCCAGGTAGTAGCCGCGGCTTTAAGGAATAAAGCGACACCACCAGAAGCAGATAATGTCGGAGAGCCGTCACCACCAATCAGTGTATCAGTCGTTACTGCTAAGGCGAGTGTGTTAGCCCCAGACTTCGTTACAATAATGATAGTACCAATTGGGAATGCTACAGACGAGTTAGCAGGAATTGTGAATGTACTAGCACTAGCTGAACCGAAGTCGATTACTGTACCCGCATCAGAAAGAACAGCCGTGTAGTTAGCTGATTTAGTTTGGAGTACCGTATTGTCTCGTGTCAGTTCTAGTGGAGACCACCCATCTAACTGGTTAAGCTCGGCAGCAGTAGCAGTTACAGACGCAGGAAGTGAGCCGGTTTGCTGGTCACGCCACCTTTGAAATTCGTCACGTCTAGGCATTAAAATTTCTCTCCGGTGAAGATGTCGTCAAGTTTAATTGTCAAGACAAAGATTAAGTCATCTAGGAAGTCTGCAAACTTAATGAGGACTGTAATTAGTTGCACGTGGAAAAATCGTTTCATGTTGTACTCCTGGGGGAATTTCACCCCCGTTATAATTAAACTAAGGCGTCTTCGTCGGTGTTGATTAATACGCAAGCTTCGGGGCGGTATACCTCAACGTCATAGATTTGAGTCTGTACAACGTGCCACTCTTGGTAGTCAACAGACCAGTCAGCGTCAACGCTAGGCATTTTCTTCATGGCTAGTTTACACCAATCAGGATGTACAAGCATAGCCGTGTGGTAGTTAGCAGTCAAGGCAGAAGCAGTAACACTTGCTCCACTCCGTAATACGGGGGACTGTGTTGGGAAGTAAGGCGAGTTAGACATACCAGGAGTCGGTTGTCCGGCAGCACCCTCACCATTAGAGTAACCAGTGGTAGAGTTGATGCTTAACGAGGTAGTCATCTTAACAGGTACACCACAGATGCGCCCTACTTCACCAGTAGATACCGCGTTACCCGTGTTGTAGTCGGCAGAAATGAACTCGTCTTGTGCTAACAAGCTGTAATGTTGGGAAGGGTCAATGATTAAGCGGCGACCTTCACGGGGTACATTATCTTTGTCCATGATTTCCATAGCCGCTAAGATATCAGCGTAAGTCAAACCGGAACTGCTGTTAGAAACGACTTGTGAGCCAGAGTTGTACCCGTTAATAGTGGCACGCTCAGCCAAGATAGCGAACTCGATGTCACGAGCTAAAGCGTAACCGGCACGTTCGGTGTAGATAGCTCGTAAGTCACGGTCGGCAAACACTTCAAGGAACTTGTCGATAGCGAAGCTTACTTCTTTGTACCGATTAACCGTCATAGTCCAACGGTTGTCAGTAAACGCTTGGTACGTAACAGGAGCACCTTGAGCTTTGTTGTTAACACCCAAGTTGCTTACGTACGGGATGTAGATGGTGTCACCTTTACCACCACTGAAGTTCACCGGAGAGACTGCGTCTTTTAAGACCAAGCTAATATCACGGTGACGAATTAAATCTTTCATCCAGATTTCAGGGATGAACACACTACTGGTGTTAGAAGTGAACTGTGTACCGAGCGGAGCCGGACTAGAGTAACCCATTTTGTTTTCTCCTTAAATAAATATTAGAAATCTCGGATAACGCGACCTGCCCTTACTGCTGCCAAGTAGTCAGCTTCAGATACATGGTCATTCAGATAGTCACTCGTTCTTACGAATCCACTTGGCGCACCAGTGGTTCTAATACTTTGAGTTCTACTCACGCCAGAACTCCGAGGTAATGACGTACCGGATTGTACACCATTAATTCGTTCTGAACGGATTTGTGCTGCTAATAGACGAGCACCGTCAAGGTTGTCTAAGGCAGACTTCATGTGGTCAGGAAGTTGTTCATAACGAGAACGCACTTCACTAAAAGTTGCGTCAAACTCATTTCCCCATTCTTGACGTAACGTGTCCATTTCACGTTCAACGACGACTTGTTTCCGCCACTGGTCAATTTGTTGGAGCTGAGCTTGTGTGTTTTGGACAGCCTGGAAAGCTTCCATTGGGTCGATGCCCATAATCTTCTTAAACTCGTCCCGCATCCGTTTCCCCTCCGCCGAGTTAAAGCGGTTGAAGATATCATCCTGGGGTTGTTGGGGCGGCTGTACTTCCGGCTGTTGTTGTTGTTGAGGTTGCAGGTCATTAAGGTTTACTCCTAATTTCTGTTGTAATTCCTCGACTTGTTGTAAGGAGTCGAAACCTCGTTCCTGTTCTTCAGCTTGGAAGTTTGTCTGCATCGGAGAAGACGTATTAATATAACCACCAGTATCATTGACTGGTTGTGTGTTCCCTTGAGGGTCAACTGTAAATTCTTGTGGCATGGTTTTCTCCTACATTAATTGGGCTAAAGCTTGTGGATTACTTGCCAAGTCCATAATGGCTTCTTTACCCTCTAATGGTGCTTGTGCAGCAAGTCGTTGTTCTAGAGGTACAGACATTACGGGCGGGGCTTCTGCTACCGGAGGCATAGCACTATCAGGTTCCCCCATGTCAGGAGGCATCTGGGGCATCTGTGGTGCTGGTGGTTTAAGGCTAATGAATTTATCCCAGTCCTGTTTGACCATGCGACGTGACAAATCTTTAACTACTTCCTCCCAGTTAATCATTTGTGACATAATAGGATGTTGGCTCGTTAAGGTGATAAAGTCAAGGCGTTCTGTAATTTCACGTTCCTTGTCAATTACCCAGTCACTACCCACGGGTATGATGTCTACGTCATGTTGTAGCTCATCTTGTCCTACTTTAATGAAGTCGAAACTACCACCTAATGCGCCCGGTACTGTCCCGGTAACTCGTACAACCTCATCTTCAACTACAAACTGTTGAATGAATGAGTAGGACTTCTCTAGTAATTCACGTAAAGCGGTCTCTTCCATGTGCTTATGGTAACGACCCAGACGGTTACCGCCGGCGTCACGCTTGGACTTGACTTCTTCTGCTGTTACACGTTCTGCATTACGTCCTTGACCCTGCCCGACGTAGGCGTTAATACCCGTTACTCGCTCGACACGCTGTTCTAGCATCTGCTCTTCTTGTACATTAATGCCCAGATTACGTACATCAAATTGTACAGGAACTAAGTTGTTCGGGTCGGACACAGGAATGATTTTACCGGGGGCGGAGAATAGGCTGTCTAAGTCCAGTGTACCGTCTTGAAGGACTTTCCACATAGGGTTAATAACCAATTCACTGATATCTAAGCGGTGGTTTAGTGTGACGAATAACTGGTGTAAGTGACCGAGTACAGGAGATAACAAGCCGATACCGTAAGGGCTGTCATGCGTACGCACAAAGGTAGTAATAACGTAGGGCTTACCTCCCCAGAACGGATTAGTCTTAAAGTCAATTAGTGTGTCGTCAACGATAGTGGCGCACACGTCGGTATACTCAAGACCGTTTACGCAAATGTCTCCCCAGAATTCTAGTACCTCAATCATGTCATCTGGCTCAAACCCATCTGATGTACCTGTGAAGGCTACCACTTCAGCCTTGTTAGAAGATGACTGAGTAGGGGACTTCTTAGCATTCTGAATACTCTGGATAGTCCGGGCATCTGTCTGGTTGTACACTCCTTCCTCGACTAGACGAATGAGTTCACCTTTCGTTTTAGTGAAGCGTCGAATACAGGTAGCGTCCCGTGTGTCCGGTGCGAACGGGTCAATGAAGAAGTCGAACATGTCAATGACACTGATGTCTAGACCATTCTTAACAACCTTCTGTACTTTCTTGGGTACAACTTTCTTCTTACCTTTGATGGTTGTAATCTGTACATTCTTAGTAGTTTGAGTCGCTTCATAACGCCAAGGCATAGACACAACGCTAGTTCCAGTAACAAGACACTGACGGATGTTCATGTCCCACCATTCTTGAAAGTATGCGTCGTCAAGTTTAATTTGAATAAATTTTTGAATGACTTTAAGTAACTCTTGCCAATCAGGGTCTTGAATCATTTTCTGAGGGTACACGTCAAACCACTGCTTGTTAGGAAAGAACGCACCCTGTAGGTACGAGTTAGCATCTTCCACAAGCTCAAACGCTTTACCAGTAGGGATTTTACTGCGCCAATCAGTTTGTACATCTCCAAGTTGTTTGAATGCTTCTGCACGAATTGTGTCAGCACTTCTGGTGTTACTAAAGTATTCCGCCCAAGAAGCTTTCCAGTCTTCCTCAAGTGGCTGTCGCTTCTCTGACCAGTCAATATACTTACTCGTAATAAACTCAGTGATACACTTAGAGTCTACTGGATGTACAATAGGCTCTGTCTGTGTCGTTGCAAATTCTTTATTGTCAAACATTAGCGGATGCCTCCAAAGCGTTTGTTCACATTAAGGTGTGCGTTGTCATTGGTAAGTTGTAGTCGCATGGTTTTAGCAACCTCATTCAACATTTGTAAAGCGTCAGGAGCATCATCCTTTACAGTCTCCTGTGGAAAGAAGTCAAACTGGTCTGTAACGTAGTCCAGTTTAGACATCCAAGGCATTACATAGATTTTACCGTTGTCTAACATAGGTTGTAGCCCGTTCTCAATGCGTTCCTTTTTGCCTGTCCTACCAGTCGGATTATGGTCTATAACAGATATTGGGTAGTCATTAGGCATAACCAGTCGGAACGTTGTCTTTAACTCTTTAGCGAAGCCTACAGTCTCAAGGTGTACACGTTTAATGTTCCACTTGCGGCACATGTCAATTACTCGCTTAATCCATTTGACACTGGACTCTTTACCACACCACAGGTCTAGTAGATACAAGTCTCCGTTACGGTCTTTACCTCCGCACCACACTGCTGTGTAGTCAGACTTCTCAGAAGATGTTGCAGCCGGGTCAATTACAATGTGGGGTACAATATCAAGACGTTCTTTGTCTGTCTCATACTGTACTCGTAGTTGCCCATCTCTACGGATAATAGCTGCCGGGTTCATTGTCAACATCTTACACCAAGGTATGACTTGTTCCTCGTCAACAACAATTTTGTTTAGGTACTGAGCATTAAAGTTTTTGGTACTTGTCGAGCTACGTCGTTGTTTTTCTGTACGTTCACTCCAACGTTCGTGCCACAAGTAACCACTTGAATTATCATCACCATTCTTGTAAATGTTCTTGACGTAACACGAGAATTCGTCAGCATCTTCTGACTCTTTATCAATTAATTTTTTGTACCAGTCATGTTTAAAATATCTTGTACCGACAACAATAATGTCACCACCAACACTACAGTGACGCTTGAATACAGAACGATATGTTTCTGACCTGGAAGTCTTACACAGTGAGTCATACAGGTCTTCATCAAACCAGGCATCATCTAGTACGTTGAACATGTCATCACGCCAGATGTCGAGTCTTTCTACTTTATCCGGTTTGTCATAATTGTCAAAGTTAATGATGTCATCAAAGTACAGACGGTCATAGTGGAAACCAGTAGCAGGAGATTGTACACTACCAATAACCACAGTCGGTTCTTTAAGTTTGTCAGGTCGAATTAATTGAATACCAAGGTCTTGTCTCCAGATAACTTTTTTATCATCTTCCGTTTCTAAATCCATCTCATCAACGTCACCACCTTCAGCAGTTTTCCGTTTACGTCTTTCTATACGCCCATAACTATCAAGGACTGGTACTAGCCGTCCTTCAATGTGAGGTCTATTATTCCACACGTTCTCTTGTAACCAGTTATCTGTGAAGTTAGCCATTACCTCCCGCAGGATAGCTTTTGACAAACTCTGGTTAGCTGACCCGATAAAGATACGTAAGTTCGGGTTGATGTACAGACTCCACAGTATGTCGAGTACCGTGGAGATTGTCGTCTTCAAATGTCCACGTGGCATAAGAATAAGTTGTCTTCGGTGTTCACGCGCGTCTGTGTCCTGCCAATTAGACAGTTCACGGTGGCACTCCCCAAAAGCTTTGGAGCCACCATGGAAACTGATTAAGTCAGCAAACGCCCACTTATCAGCAAGAGCTTTTACGAGTTGTGCTCTTGTCGGTGGTTTCCTTTCAACTTGTCTTCTTCTAGCCACTGTGTACCTCCTAGTAGTTCCAACGGATGTGACCAGGTCTCAGGTCAACGTGTACAAAACCTTTCTTAGCTCCGTACCCAAGTGCCTTGTCTCCCCAGAATTTATCGAGCCACTTCTGGAACTCGTGAATGTTACCACCAATCGGGTAGATGTCAGCAGCAGACCCGTTAAGGTGTTGACTATTACGCGCGCCGCCAACTCGTTTGTTAACAAGCAGAGGTCTATACCAGGAGGTTACACCAATTGGCTTACCCCAAGCTTCGCGTACTTTGTCAAGTTCAGCAGCAAGTCGTTTAGCATTGGCTTGATGCGTAGGGTGGTACACAATACGGTCTTTAGAATTGTGACTAACTTCCCCTACAGTAAAGTGCTTACTGATTTTTGAATTGAAGTTACCAAAGTCTGCACCGGAGGGTGGAGCCGTCAGTAACGCCCAGGACTCCGCACCAATTGTAGCAGGCAACTTCATGTGTACAGAAGATTTCCACTTAGCAAACGCATCAGCGGTACTCTTCCCGTAAATACCGTCTACCCAAGTAAAGAACCCTTTGGCTGTAAGGTTTTTCTGTACAACCATCAGGTCTTCTTTGGACAAGTCTTTTAATAACGTATCTTTCGTAACCATAATTACCTCAAGGGGGCTGTTAACCCCCACTAGATTATTCAGCAGTAGACAAGACAGCAGTACCGCCGGCGGGTAACAACGGAATGTTCGGCTCGTAGATACAAGTCATTTCTGTATACGCAACACAAGCAACAGAGGTCGCGTCTGGAGTACCGACTACTTCAAGTTTAATCTCAAATGCTTGTACAGTCGTGTTGGCGACAATACTAATCGTAGCAATGGCTTCAGTCTGGGGAGTTGCCGGGTCAATAACAACCGTAACGTTACCGCTCGTGTCACGGAAGACAAGGGCGTTAAACTGAATATGCTCAATAGTAGACGTGCTGTATGCGTCAGTAATGTTGCTGACTACAGCTAACCCCTGTAAACCGATAACAGTTTGTTCCGGTAAATAGAAGCCTTGAGAACCGTCTGCACGTTTCAGATACAAAACAGCGGCAGGGCTGTCGTCAATACTGCCCCGTGCTTTCCATGTTTCTTTAATCACACTTTGCGTTTTGCAAATTTGTGCGTCAAAAGTTTTACGTGTCGTACCGTAAGTCATAACTAAAATCCTCCTAATAGTGAGTACCCACGAGAAAGTCCCAATGGGTCAAAAGTCTGTTGCGTATCCTCTTCGGGTCTACGTAGAGTCCCTAGGGTACGCTCTGCTGGCTTACCTAAAGTTGTAGCAGCAAGACTCATCAGTCTGTTCTGCCTGTCTACAAAGCTTCGTTGTGCATTCTGTTCTTGAAGTGCTTGACCTTCAGCAACTCGTGTAGAACGAAGTCTGTTAGCCGTCTCATTGTACAGATTCTCTAGTCGAGTAGTAGCTGTCCCTGCTTCTCCTACCACACCGCTTAGGGTATTAGTAGCGTTACTGAGTAGTCCGGCTTGTCTTGATGCCTCACTACCAATACGACCTGTTCTGACAGCGTCTAAATCTCCATACATAGAATAAAGAGTGTTCTGAGCGTTACCGTAAGTGCTTAGTAAACCCTGGGCAGCCGGGTTGAACTTAGAAGCAATGCCTTGCCAAACTCCCATTTGCTGCTCACCTACTCTTGCGCCGGCAGTGTCCCCACTTAGCATACCTAGTTCTGTAGCTTTCTGCTGGTACGAACTTTGCATGGAGCCGAACTCATTTTGTACACCCTGAATATCAGGAGCGCGTAGCCCAAACAGACCCATGACTTTCTCTTTACCAGTAGAACCGGTTTGAGCGTTAATGTCCCCTAGCCCTTTGTATGCCTGGTAGACTTGCCCAAGAGTGTCTAACTTGTTACGGACTTCCTGGTCATACTGAGACAGGTTCTGTCCGAATAGACTTCGTTGTTGTAAGGCGTTACCTTGTGCAGAAGCAAAGTCTCCGCCCTGACTGCTCAGACTATTCTTGTACGCATCGAATCCCTCGGTTGTCATCCGTGCAGCGTTGATAGCCGCTGTCGGGTCGTAACCACTCAGTAAGTTACCGGCATTGTATTCGGCACTTCCAAGTTGTTGTTCAAGGAATTGTCTGTACCCACTGGCTTGACTCTGCTCGCCCGCGTACTTGTCAGCGTCACGGTTGCTTAAGTCATACTGACCAATGAAGTTACCCCAGTCGGAGGCTTGTCTTAGTTTCTCCTGTGATGCTCGTAGTTGTTCTTGTACACCAGAAGAATTGTAAGCGTTACCAATGGAAGACTGTAGTTGACTTAACTGACTTTGGTGTTGGCTCTGTAACTGAGACACCTTGGAGTTATATTGGTTGAGTAAGTCTTGTGTCATTCCGCCGGCAGCAGACTGCATTTCTGTACGCCACTTCTCTAATTCACCCATTTGTCTCTGGATGTCTTTGTTAATGAAGTCAGCTCGTTTGTTACCGTAGTCTTGGTACACGTTAGCAGCCCAGTTCTGAGCATCCCTCAGTTGACGTTGCCAAAACTCAGGAGCGTTAGCACGAATCCATTCCTCGTTACGACCTAAGCCTTTAGCAGACCAGAATTTACCGACGAGTCCTGCGTCTGCCCCACTTAAGTTGTTTGCTCCGAGTTCACTAGCGGAACTGTACATACTGATAGGGTCACTACCATACTGGGCAGCAGCGAACAGTAGCCGGTCATCCCACGTGTTCTTGTCGTATGTAGCCATGATTACTTACCTCCAAAAAGAGAACTTGCTTTAGAGGCATATTTAGAACCGATGTCACTTGTTTGCTGGTAGTAGTCAGCGTCAATAGGAACCTGGTTAGACATACTGAGGTTACGGTCTTTCAGGTACTCACCAAGTAATGAGACACCAATGCGTGTTCTGTTTAACGCTTCTTGACCAAGTAGAGAAGAGACTCTACTGCTTGTGTATGCTTGACCCTGTGCTTTGTTAAGGAGGTCTAGTCCCTGCATAGACGCTTTGGCTTGTTGTTCACTCGCGTCATAGCTGACTACCCTCGGTTTAGATGGTGCGCCCATGGGTTATACTCCTTTAACTTTTTTGGCTTCTCGTGCTTTGGCAAGTCCTTCACGTACTTTACGCGCGTGTTGTTGTTGCTTACGAATTTCCTCCATGCGGTCTGCACGGTTAACGTAACGCTTTTCGGCGTACTCCTTCAATTCGTCAAAACTAATTTTATGTTTAATCATTGACTCGTGCAAGTCCCGTAGGTAACGGTCTCGTACAAGTTGCTCATGTCTGTTGTTCATACGGGTCTCCCTAAAATGACTACTCAGATGTAGCTACATGAAAAAGCCCCTTTCGGGGCAGGTGTTTACTTCTTGTCTAGTAGAGCTTTTACTTCAGCTAGCTGTTCTCGTATTACTTTAAGTGCGTGCCGTTCATAAGGAGTCATAGTCAGACATTCAATTAAAGTTTGCTTTACATTAGTGTTACTTATCATGTTCGGTTTTCCTCTGGGCTATTGTACAATAGTGTAGCACCTGGTCATATTTGACCTCTTGACGAACGTAGCTAGACTCGTATGAGTCTACCGAACAGCGTGAGGGAGACGACGAGAAGAGTCACGAACAAAGTGAGTGGCTCGAAAGTGTAGAGAGTCGTAGGTAGCCGTAAGGCTAAACCGGAGACGAACGAAACGACTCGACAAGCTAAAAGGGACGGACTATACCTGATTACAAATTTAGACACGTCAAATACAGGTTATCATATCTCCTAATTTTTTGTACAGAAGATAGAAGAGTTAGGTAGATGAAAGCATTGATATAAGCCAGTTACACTGTTGTCGGTACGAGTCACCACCTCCGCTTTTGGGGGCTCCGGTGGCTCTTTGTTTTTTGTACCGAGAGTTAAGGTGGACACGCTCTCGATGTTCGCGTGTCTTAAGAACTCGCTGGTCTCACGGTGTTCGACACAGCTCGTGTACAATGGGACTTGAGTGACGGAGATATGATAACGCTTGACCTGTATGGGTTGTGGCATTTCCAGGACAAATTTATGTGTACATGATGTAATAACAACTACAGACGCGTTCCCCCCATGTAATAACAACTACAGACGCGTTCCCCCCATTGACATGTGTGTGGTTCTGTGTGAGTGTGTGAGTGTGTGTGCGTGCTTTGACCATTGTACCAACAACCTAGTAACCTGTATCTCACCTAGGTGCATATCTAGATTCGTGCGCGTGTTATATATACGCGCGTGTGTGTGCGTGTCGTGGGCATGTATAGACTCGCGTGTGTGCGCGTCGTGTACGTGTGCGCGTTATTCCTTAGTGTGAGTGTAGTGCGTACATCTGTTCAAAGGTCGTGTAACTCTTGCTGCGTATGGGTCTGGGTAGCTAGTAAGAACTGTTGTATCTTGTCATCTGGTGCTTGGCACGTTAGGATGTGTACATGGATGAGGAAAGGGAGAGAGAGAAAGGGAAGGAAGCTCAAAGTGAATCAACCAAGGAACCTGCTAAGTCCACGGACAATGGTTAAAATGTTAATTCCAGAGCCAATAAACTAAACCTCTTGACAAAACCAAAACCACTTGCTAAGATAAAAGGGTGGAAGTGAAGAAAGGAACTCAAACCTTCTAACAAACCACTTGACAAAACCAAAACCATTCGCTAAGATAAAAGGACAAAGTAAAGACGGTATCAAACAGAGAAGTCTTTCAAATAACGGGCAAGAGATTAACAACGTTCTCCAACTAAGTCTAACAAGGCTTGACGTGTCCTCAACATTTTCTAAACGCTGACTGAGTTCTAAGCTCACAGTTAGGTGCAAGTCCTAACGTCTAGCTTTGTCCACAACTTCTACGAGGCACACCATGAAAGCTAATTACATTTACGACCGCTACTTAGCCAATCCTGAAGGCGGTACATTCTGGTTAGGTCACGAGACGTACAAAACTGGTTACGTTTTGGCTCTGCCTGACAATGAGCTACGAGTCGGTGAAAGCTGTATCGGCTTATCAACGTTTGAGTTCTATCATCATGCTTGCCTAGACTTAGATGCTGATGGTCTCGGCTGGTGGTTTAACACTACCGAAAACAAATTGTACATTGATAGTGTCATCCACGTTGACACACTAGAGGAAGCTACCACACTCGGTAAAGAATACAACCAGCTATCTGTATACTGTCTGGACACTGACACTGTTATCAATCTGTAGGTGACTACCATGTTTAAACAACTGATACTAGCATCTGTACTTATCATTGCTTCTACTGCTTCCTCTCTTGCTGAGTGTGTATCAGTACAAGTTAGCGGATACACCAAAGCTAACGGCACTTACGTCCAAGGTTATACTCGCTCGTGTCCAGGCAGCTACTTTCCTAGTGCTACTCCTGCGCACTACGAGTCTAAACCGTACGTACCTGTACCACGTCCTGTCGTGTCTGTGTCTTTTCCTGAGCCGAAACCAGGTATTGACTGGCGTAAAGTCAGGGAGATACAAGCTGCTAACCCGAAACCTAACATAGTGCCTGAGCCAATAATAACTTATGAACAGGTTATTAACTATGACCCAACGATAAAATTCATGCCACCAGTTGGGTACGCTGGTGTCAAACCTAACCCGAATGCTTTTCAAGCACAGTATCAATTACTTGACGCTTTACACCGTTAACTAATGGTAGTGAGCACCTCAGTGTAGGACTCACTATCTTTTGTACACTAGGTGATTATCATGAAACGCTTTGACTTTCCTGAAATAAAGTTACTGCCTGACACTCGTAATGAGAAACC